ATATTGCTAGTGGTATTCCAATTAACCAAGCAAAACAAGAAGGGGATGATTTAATAAAACAATATATGGCAAATCCTAATAAATATTTTTCAATGGACTTCTTAGATAGGGCGGATGCTCATGCACAAAAAATAACATTTCAACAGCCATTAGATCCTGTCACTTCAAAAATATCTAAAGTGTTTAGGTTGCCTGTTTTGAACTTTTTAGCACCTTTTGTTAAAACACCAATTAATGTTGCAAAAGCAACTTTTGATAATTCATTTAATATTTTTCCTGTAGTAGATGCGTTAAGCAGAGGACAGGGCAGAGAGTTTGATAAAGCATTAGCCAAAGTAACAACAGGAAGTTTTATAGTAATGCAGTTTGCCGCCATGGCTTCAGGTTCTCATGGTGATAATGTAGTTATTACAGGTGGTCCACATCCTGACTATAAGGTTAGAAAATTAATGAGAGATTTAAATATTCCAAATTATGCTATTGGTTTAAAACAAGATGATGGGTCTTATAAGTATACACGTTTTACTAGGCTTGACCCTATATCAGGTTTATTAGCTATGGGAGCAGATTACAATCAATATGCCTCTGTATTAGGTGCTGAAGATTTAGAGGCTATGGCTACAATGATGGCAATGAGTGCGGCTACCTATGTAGGCGATCAACCTTTTATGCAAGGTGTAGCTGAGTTTAATAAAATATTTATGGGTCATAACAAAACTAATGGAGAGGCATTTATAGAATGGCTTGGTGGTAAGTCAGCAGAGGTTATTGGAACCACTCTTAGTGTAACAAATCCTTTGGGTGTACCTTTGGGTAATACATTACTATCTTATGCTAACAAATATGAAGTGCCAATTTTAGGTGATCTACCACCGCCAACTAGTAGTTTTTACAGAAGCTATGAAAGGTCTGCATCACCAGAAAGAGAAGATACAACTTTTGATTATTCAATTTATGAAAGGCAACAAATGGGAACTTTTTATAAGGCATTTCATGATAAGAGAAGACAGATGTTTACAAAAAATCCACAGTATAATGATAGATATTATGAACAAAGAGGGATGTTTAACAAACCTATAGGAGCTAGTGAACACATTGCTTTTGGCTATGAAGCTGTTTTTTCTCCTTTTAAAATACAAACTTCAGACCCTGATGATGTGGAAAAAGAAATGCTTAATTTAGCTTTATCTCCGTCAGACAAGTCACTAGCTTTGACTTGGAATGTTGACGATATTGATGGTATTAAACTTAATAAAAACCAAAAAGATTATTTCAACATGTTGTGGACAGAGATGGATGAGAATGGACAAATTTCTAACAATGGAAAAAATAAACTTTATAAAGAAAATACTAACCTCAAAAACACTATGCGAAAAGTTATGAAAACTACTGAATATAAAAACGGAACAAATGAGCAAAAATATACATATTTAAAAAATGTTTGGGATACAAAAAGAGAAATGGCAGCTAATGAAATAAGAACTAATCAGAATTTATTTCCAGAGCTTTATGAAACATTTGAAAATTTGAAAAACATTCAAAATCAAAACAAAGTATTTAAAAGTCTACAATTACTCTATGGCGATTAGGATTACGAATTGAAGCAATAAAAAACTAATGTTTGAAATCAATGGATATATAATGTATAAAAGGTAGAAGGAACGATTATGGCAACATTTGATATTAATGATACCAATAGGCGGGTTCAGTACACAACAAATGGATCACAGACAGCTTTTGCCTTTTCGTTTCAGATTAATGCAGCTAGTGAATTAAAAGTTATTCTAGGCGAAGCAACACAAACATTAAGCGATGACTATACTGTTTCAATATCAACTGATGGCACGGGTACTGTTAACTATTCATCTGCTCCAACCACAGGACAGAAACTAACTATTCTCGCCAACAAACCTTTATCAAGAGAATCGGCATATTCAACAGGAGCTTCTTTTACTGCTGCATCGTTAGAAACAGATTTTGATAATACGATCATGGTGTTACAACAGTTTGAAGAAAAGATTGATCGTACCTTGCAACTACCAGAATTTGTAACAGGATCAACACCACCAAGTTTGATTGTTCCGTATAATGATACAACTTCAAATAATGCAAATCAGATTATTGGTTACGATACTGCTGGAACAGGATTAACTCTTATCGATAAAGACATTCAACCTAAAGGCGGAGATTCTGCTTTATTTAAATATTCTACTACCACCACGGATAGTGATCCTGGTAGTGGTTTTATCAGGCTCAATAATACAACTATTTCTTCCGCAACCATTGCTTACATTGATGATAATGATTTTTATGGTACAGATGTTTCTGCATGGGTGCAATCGTTTGATGATGTTACAGGCAATGATACAAATAGAGGTCGTATTAGAATAAGCAAGGCAGACTCATTGAATACATGGATGGTTTTTAGAGTTACTGGAGCTGTGGTTGATGCTTCGGGATACACTAAGGTCAATCTTGTTTACATAGACAATGCGGGAACTTTTGCTAATAACGATAAGGTCTTTGTGTCATTTGTAGCGAGTGGAGAAGATGGAGCAATACCTGGTTATCGTTATACATTTGATTCAGGTACATCAGATACAGATCCTGGAGCTGGAGAAATAGCTTTTAATAATGGAACATATGCAAGTGTAACTGAAATATATTTAGATGATGCTAACGCAGACGGAGTTGATATTACTGCGGATGCCCTGACATGGGATGATTCAACAAGTACGATCAAAGGGTTCTTAATGATTTATGATATCAATGATCGTTCAACCTATGCTCGTTTTAAGATAACGGGTTCAACCACGGATGCTTCGGGATATTTAAAACTTGCAGTAGGACATTTAAATTCAAACAACACCTTTAGTGCAGCTGATGAATTATCGGTACACTTCACACCTTCTGGAAGTAAGGGTGATACGGGAAGTACGGGCAGCCAGGGAATCCAGGGAAATACAGGATCTGCGGGTGCGTTGGGTGCGAATCCACAATTATCCATGACCTTTAATAATTCAACAAGTGATGCTGATCCAGGTGCGGGTAAGATTGCCTTTAACAATGGAACGCTTTCAAGTGTCTCCGTTTTATTTATAGATGATGCTGATGATGCGGGTGCAGATATTACAACTTTTGTTCAATCGTTTGATGATGTTACGAATGCTGTGGCAAGGGGTATTATTACTGTTACCAAAGAAGCAACACCAGCAACCTATGCCACTTTTAAGGTAACGGGATCAGTCACGTCTGCTAGTGGATACAGTAAGGTAGCTGTAACACATCTGACAAGCTCTGGATCATTTTCTAATCTTGATGGAGTAAGTGTGCATTTTGCATATTCAGGTGCAGATGGTACAGGAGATATGACTAGCTTTACATTAGCGGGTGATTCTGGAAGTAACCAGACAATAACTAATGGTAATACTTTAACTATAGCTGGTGGTGAGGGCATAGATACATCAGGCGGTGCGACTGACACAGTAACGATTGCGGGAGAAGATGCTACATCTTCTAATAAAGGCATCGCATCATTTAGTGGTGATAATTTTTCGGTAAGTAGTGGTGCTGTAACTATTAAAGACGATGGTGTAGCTACAGCAGAGATTCAAGATAATGCAGTAACAGCAGCTAAATTTAATGCAGATGTCATTAGTGGGCAGACCGAATTAGCAGCAGAACCAGCGGACACAGATGAGTTTTTAGTAAGTGATGCGGGTGTATTGAAACGCATGGATTACTCTCATATAAAAGCTGGTGCTGTTACAGTTTCTCAAAAGGCAACAACAACCAGCACAGGCACTTTCACTATATCTAGTCTGACAGCTAATATACCAGTATTTATTATTGGTGGTAATGCAAGTGATAAAACAGAAATAAGTTATAAAGTAACTTCAGGAACAACCTCACCACTTGGGTTGACACATAATACAAGCACATTCTTTGGTATTTTTTCTGATGATACACAAAGTGCCAGAAGAGCAATGGCAACAGTTTTAATACCAACAGGCACAAGTATAGTGCTTAGTGTGAATCAATGCGTAGGAACATTAACAGCATTTCAATAGGATAGTTATGAAAGCATATGTAAAACTTACACCAGAAGGACTAATAGCACTTAACTCGGATAATGCGACAGATCAGACAAATCATGCTAATGATTCTAATACAAGAGAATTTACTTCAGAAGAATATGCTTTGTTCGGTGATCAAATTAAATATGTTGGGAACGAAAATACAAAAGTAACAGGTACATCTTTAGATGATGCTACTGTTTCTTATACAGTATATACAGCCACTCAACTTTTTAACGCAGCAATAGAAATTTTAAGAGACAAGAGAAATACTTTACTTGATAAATCAGAATGGACAGTTAATAACGACAACCAACTTTCTGATGAAAAAAAGGCAGAGTGGAAAACTTACAGGCAAAAACTGAGAGACATTACGAAAGATTTAACAACCGAAGCTGAAGTGAATGCAGTTTCATTTCCAACACAACCAAGTTAAAAGAAAGGAGTAACTATGCCAGGACATTATGGAAAAAAAAAGAAAATGATGGAAAAGAAAAAGAAGAAAAAATAATGAGACACAAAAGAACATTGATGCGAAAGTTTGATCCTGTGCCTAAGACTAAGGGTGGTGTTCCAAAGAAGTATGTATCGGGAGCTAAGAACCCAAAGGCAAGGGAAGCAGAAATAAAAAGAACTGCCAGACTTTATAGGCAAGGCAAACTGACACCAGCAATGATGGATAGAATATCAAAACAAAGGAGTAAAGGATAATGCCATTTAGTAAATACAGTCCAAAACAAAAGAAATTAGCGAGGGTAGCTGCTCCTCGTACTAAAATAACTGCAGCTGATTTTAAAAAACTAAGGAAGAAAAAGACGTGAGTAAATACTCAAGCATACCAGGAGCTTCAAGGTTTGGTAAATCAACACTCGACAAGGTATATAGACGAGGACTTGGAGCTTATTATAGTAGCGGGAGCAGACCCAAAACTTCAGCTCATGCTTGGGCAATGGGAAGAGTAAAATCTTTTGTATCTGGTAAAGGCGGAGCAAGAAAAGCGGACAAAGATTTGTTCCC